CAACTGCGCCTGTGCCAGGTCATCTTGCAAGGGTTTCATATCTTTCAACCCCTGCATATACATCTGCCCATAAGAGTTGATCGATGCTAATTGATTGCCGTAATCGCTGGTTCTTTTAATAAAATTGCTAAAATCGTCACCCCCTTTAACAATTGATTTGTGAAAATTAATCATTTCATCTGTGCTGTCTTTAGTGGCTCCGGCAAGATATTTTGTCTTATCTGCGGTCACGCCAAGCCAATGCTCGTAACTAATCATGCCCTTGGCCAAATTCACTAAGACGACTTTCCCGTAATAATTCTGTATTTGCAAAAGCTGGTTATAAGCCACAACGGTCTTGTTCGCTAAATCCACAGCACCTTTTCCGCCCCAAAGGCTGGTATTCCCAACGGTTGCCAATACTTCACCCCAATTATTCTTTAGGGTTGCCACTTTGCCATTATAGGTATCCAATGCTGCGGCAGCCTGTCCGCCGTATTTTGTATTAAGCGTCTCCATGATAAGTGCAAGTGCACCCGCTTTATCGCCAGCAGCTACCATATCTTGAAGTTGGGTGCGTAACGCGGCAGAAAATCCGAGCGCGCGCGCTTGTCCTGTTTCCAAAACGTTAGCCAATACCTGCCCCGCCTCTGCCACTCCCCTGCCCGTTCCTGCAGCAAAATCTTCGACAATTGCGAGCGTTTCCTTAAGTTTAGAAGAATCGAATCCTTCTATGCGTAACAGGCTTTGGGCAGCTTTTTCCAGATCATCATGGGCGAAAATACCATTGGCTGCTTGCATTTCTTCAGCCATGGAACGGATACCTTTGCCATTAAGCACTGCTGAAAGCCCCATGCTTTGAATAGTAGCATTTAGAGAAGCTAGATTCGTTTCCTCTTCTGCTGCAGCGGCTATGCTTTCTTTGAATATTTTTATACCTGCCGCGGCAAGACTAACAACAGAAGTAATACCGACAACTTGTCCGATCAACTCGGATGTACCTTTGGCAAATTTACTCGTTGCTTCTCGCGATTGAGTTATATTATTGACATAGTTTTTGCAATCAGCAACCAGATTTACTGCCAATGTCGCAACAACTGTCATTTAGACCTCTCTTCCTTTGTTCAATTCCTGGCTCGCCGCTGCCAGCGCTGTAAAATAGTTGTCCACTTTGGCCGCCGCATCTTCCGGTTCCGGATCGATCTTTTGATATCCGGGGATGAAGTCTTCAGCTTTCAACCAGTCGTGCTTGTTGTGATCGATGTGCACGTTTGCGATCATGGCTGCGATCGTCCCGGTCTGCAGCCATTCCCTGCCGAAGGGTTCAATTTCTCCGAAACTCATCCATTCCATCAACAGGTGCGCCGGGATGCTCTTCAGCATCCTGTCCACGTCGACAATACCCAGGGCCAGTGCCAGCCGGAAGGCGAACCTGCGCCCTGGGTTTCCGGTCAGTTTTTTTTGATTTCTTGCTGAGCCTCTATATCGATCCCATTTAATTTAAAAGCGATTCTGGTGAGTTTGTCGATCACTTTGGCGCTCTTTTTCCCCAACGCTTCGATATCCTGCTGGCTGAATAGAGGCTTGAAATTCTGGTCAACGATCGCCAGGGACAGCAATTCCGTCATGTAGTTTTTATCCGATTTGTTGGCCAGGCTGAGATCGCTGAATTGGATCGCCTTGTCGCTTGAAAATTCGCAGATCCGCACCATCCCGCCCCATTCAGGCACCGGCACGTCTTCGAATTTCAGGTCCTTCACGCTCAAGATCTCTTCCTTTTTTAGTAGTGCGTTCATAGCATCTCCTATTGTTTTGAAATTGATTTATTTTTCATCACCAAGCCATTCACAAATACATAATCTTGGCCGCTCATTACAAATCCTCGAATTCTTCTAATCAATCGTCAATGGGTTGTCTCCTTTCCTTCCTCTGTCCATCCCTCCTGGATGCCCAATTCCTGGCGGATAGCCTCTGTCTCACCCCGGACTTTTTCAAGAGCATAACCAGCCCTAACGGCATCCCGTTTGGCAATACTGGCTTCCACCTTATATCGGGCTAACTGCGTCTCCAACTCTATTCGATGTTCATCTCTTTTCGCCTGAGCCACATCGTTTTTAGGTCCATTGAAAAAATTTCGCAAATCAAGCATTACTTGGTTAAGCTGCTTCCCAATTTGTTGGCTTTTTGTAGTCAATTCCTTGGCCACTACTTCCGCTTGATATTCCTGGAATTCATAAATCGCTAGACAAGCTACATCACGGCGGTGGGCAAGAATCTTTAATGCGTCAACCAGGGCATCATTCTGATTGACAAATTCTGCACGTTGCCGGATCAACTTGGACCGCTCGGGTAGTTGAGCATCCGCAATCTTTTCACTCATGGCTTCCAATTCTTTTTTAGCTGCCATCGCATCAGCCTGCATATCGTTTACCCGCAGGACAAGAATCTCATACTGCTGTTTCAGGTCATTGTGTTCCTTTGAGTTATTACTTGTTTCGCTCATTTTCGTTTTCTCCAAAAAAGAAACCGCAGCAATTTTTCCATATCAACGGATCTGGGGAGGCCTTCTTGCGTACCATTTCCGGCATTCCCCTCAGGTATGTTGTTACCGACTTCTTCTGCAGCCGCCAGGCGGGCACCAAGCTCCGCTCGCCGATTCTGTTTCCGTCTTATATAATTGTTCATAAAACCTGAAAATCTATCCATAATCAATCTCCGTTACGCTATATGTTTAGCCCAAAATTTAATAGGATGGTATCAGAACCCAGAAACGTTTTTATCCGAAAAATAATCTAAAATGAGATAGAAAATCCAAATATCAATCCAAATTCCATACTCTAATCTTTCTAAACCTGGATAAAAGTAAAACAAAAAAAAAGCCCCGAAGGGCTTTTATTCTATTCAGCATGTTCATCTTTCCAAAACTTGCGTAGGGTTTTATTTTTCAAACCCCATATTTTAAGTTTATCTAGTGATTCTATTTTCCAAGTTTTGGATATTGGTTTAAACCTTTTACTGTCCTCAATCAATCTCAAAAACGCACCACCTTTATGTAACACAAGATCAATACTTTTTGGACTTGTGTTTTTCAAATACCATTCCAAAAATCTAGGTAATGGTTCCTTTTTATGCACTATCATTATAGCTATAAGGACTTCTTTTTTTATCTGGTCGAATCCCATATATGGTTCGTTATTCCATTTCAGGGATGAAATCCCTTTATTGTCCTTTATGGACTCGGGCTCAATCCATCCTCTTAATTCCACTTCTTCATAAAAATTAAGTCCTTCCTTGTTATAAACTATTGCTTTTATCTCAGTTTTGATCGATGGATCAGTATTGATAATAATATCGTCTAATTTAAATCCAACCATGGGGGGGAATTCTTTAACGTTGAGAATTCTGGGTAAATCTACCGATCTGGGCACATTTGACAGGATGACTACTTCATAATTCGATAATGGAAATGATCGATAGCCAAATTTATTGGAAAGTTTTTTTATTTTTTTGATTAAGTCTGAATATTCATATTTCGATATCCCCGTGAGTGTTCTCGTCTCAAACGTATTATACATTGCATACCTCCAACAAATATATCTCTTGGATAAGATCGCCTCAAGCATGATCCGGATCTCATGCCCCTCCTCGCCGCCCTGCTATCCACCGGACAGCATATTTTATGGGGCGTGTGTTTGAATTTTATCTCAACTTTTATTGAACCTGATCATTCATCAAGACCATTCAAATCGTTTCTATCCAGGATTAACTCTTTTGATCCATTGGGATTTTCTCCCTTCAGAATATTGATAAGGGTTGAAAGACCCGCACACCGGGCTGGTAGTTGCTCCGGAGGAAGAGGGACAAATCTTACCTCGAGAGAAATATCGATCCGGCGCGCCTTGTCCGTCTTTTTATTTGTTTCTTTTTGTTTTTCCATTGCTATTTTTTACTCCTTGAAACTTACAGGTAAATTTCAGAAACTTTCCAATGGAAAATAATTTTCCGGTTCCGCCGTTACAATCATCATACGAACCCAGGCCAGATTCACTTTTCCCCAGGCATTAATGATCAGATTATAGATCATATAATATCTGGCCATGATAAGGATCCTTTGCTTAATATACCATGGCAGCCTTGGCCAGAGTTCTTTTATTCTTTCCAGATCCGAATTATTTGTTTCAGACATTAGATTTACCTCCTGTGATTTTTGATACCCATCATATATCGAACCCAGACAAGATTTATATAAAACTCAAGTTTTATATGAATCCAGATTATTTTAATAATCTGACCGATCAAGTAATATACGCCTGAGGAATAGAATTTATATCTCTCCCACCAAGAAAAATATTTTAATACTTCCCATGATTCTTTCAATGTTTTAAGAAGTTCTTCCATTCCTGTTTTTTTGAGTGCCTTTGCCATATTCGCCTCAATCCATCCCCAGGCTTACACCGTCATTATCGGATTGGCCACGATTAATATAGCTCTCCGCACTTGTAGAAGAATCCCATCCTCCCCAGGCCATAAGTGCTGCCAGGCTGACCTTTGGGTCATTACCTGCCTTCGTTGCGCCAAAGTGCCTGCAGTCGTGAGGACTGAGATTGGCCAACCCCACCAACCGACCCAGGAGATTGACCCTTTGATTAATTGCCCTGATTGTAAGGCCATGGCCGGGAAGTAGGATCCCGCTCTTGGCACTAGCAATAAGCAGGGCACCGCTTTTGGCGTGTTGGTCCCTGGCCAGGTATTCAGTCAAACAATGCCAGGCACGACCTCTTAACTTATGACAAGATACCTTTCCGGTCTTCCGCCGGTAGAAAGTCATCTGCCTGGTTTTTTGATCTATGTTTTCAACAGCCAGGCTTGCCACTTCGCTAACCCTCAAGCCGTGATCAAGCAGCAGGCACATGAGCAGCGCATCCCGGCGCGCTTGCGGTGTGTTGGATCGGACCTGGCATAACGAGCGGGCCTGATCTTCTGTGATCTGGACCGCAGCCGCCTTCTTTGAGCCAATCCGGACCGGGATCTCCTGGTTAGTCCGCTTATCATCCATGTCCACCGCTTCTTTGCGGGTAAAGCCTCGAAGTCCCTGCAGGCGCAAGATTTCAGCATCGGGGATGACCCCCGCTTGATTCGCCATGGCCATATAGACCTTGACAGTGGACACGCGGTCATTGACCGTCTTCATGCTGTAACCTTTTTGCAAAAGCCATTTTTGAAAGCCTTGCACAAGCCCCCAAGTAATCCCTACCCATGACCATGGATCGGTATATAAATCAGGGACCGCAATTCCTGCACTTTGCATAAACTCTGCAAAGATCTTCAGAGCGGTGCGCTGCGATCGCTGCGTATTGGCCGGGCGGCGGTCCTGGTATAAAGCAAACACCGCCCTGGCTGCCGCTTCGTTGGCCTGTGCCCCAAAATCAGTCACGCCCTGGCCTGGTGAAACTGTTACCTTTTGGATTGTTAAAAGATCGATCATTATTGCCTCCAATTCTAGGAATTAATTTTTCGACTGTAGACTTCATCCAGGAAACGATAAGCCGCTTTATATTTCTTTTGCTGATAAAGATCATGCCAGATTTGTAAATCATTCGCCGTCATCTCGATTAGCAGGCGCTGGAAATCCATGAGGAATTTATATTCATGGGTAGGACACACTACCGGATCCAACAAGAGCGCTGCGCGAATGTTGCAATCCGTGATGCCGCGCCGATTGGTACCGAAATCCCTCCAGGTAAGATGTGAGAGGTTCACACCATAAATCATATTCAATTCCTTAGCGGCAAGCCTCCAGGAATTGGTTTT